ATGTTCTCGCGATCGGCGTACCGCAGCGAAATGCTTTCGCCGCCCTTGCGCTCCAGAATCTTCGCACCCGGGTACTCCTCCGGCCCGTTGCGCACGAGTTTGGTCAGAACCCGACGGTTCATGTCGGTCACCACCACCGGCTTCGTGATGTTCTTCGCAATTTTGAGCGGCACGCCGAGTTCGCGAATGGACAGATTGGGGTCAGGCGTGATGACGGAACGCGCCGAAAAGTCCACGCGCTTGCCCATCAGGTTGCCGCGCACGCGACCGCCCTTGCCGTTCAAACGCTCCTTGATGGACTTGAGCGGACGACCGGACCGCTGGGCCACGGGTGCCGCGCCCGGAATGTTGTTGTCCACGAGGGTAGCGCAGTAATACTGCAGGACCGTGTGCCAGTCGGCGATGATGTTGGCCTGCGCCCCGTCCCGGATTTTCTCCTGCAGAGTCTTGTTTGCCTTGACGATGTTCACGATGATGTGCGTGAGGTCGTCCTCGCTGCGCTGCTGGCCGTCCATTTTGATGGAAGGACGCACCGCCGGCGGGGGAACCGCCAGCACTTGACAAATCATCCAATCCGGGCGTGAAAATGCGGGACTGAACCCCATGAACGACACGTCGTCGTCGCTGATCCGGCGAAAGATCTTGAGAACAATTTCGGGGGTGAGCAGCATGTTCATTTTTTTGGCGTCTTCCTCCGACATGCCTTTGATGCCGTCGCTGTCCCACTCCGCAATCAGGGTTGCCAAATTATCTTTTCTGATTTTTTTCGGCATGAGACAGCCACACCCGTCTTCATTCTCGTCGCCGCAGCGCTTGACTTGCTTGACTTTACTCGCCACGCCGAAAACGTATGACCAGCGCTCGTCGGGTGACATTTTCAACGCTTGCTTGTGCTCTTCCTTGTTTATGAGCAAACGACTGCATTTCAGGCACACGCATCTCAGAATCTTGTGCACGGTGGCCAAATGCTGGTAATAAAACACGGGCGCAGCCAACTCAATGCGACCAAAATACCCGGGGGTGTTCATGTAGTCCAGACCGTCCGTGGGACAAATCATGCCAGGCTCAGACACGCCCATGTAGGGACAAAACAATCCGCCGATGACGGGTTTGTTGCCCACATACGTGTCGCGACTCGTTATTTCAGTGACCGACCCTTTTCTTATTTCATCCGGAGACAACATGCTAAACTGAATTCCGACAATCTTTGACACGCGGGGCTTGGATGATGATGATGATGATGATGACATGGATGATGTCATTGTTAATTGTTAATTGCCGCTTGTGAGAGTGTGTTATGTCGCGTAAATGATAGAATCCTCCTTATACTAACCAAATAATATTTAGATTGTTTTGCAATCAATTTTTATTGAAATGAAATGAAATGCAATCGAACCATAATGGGTTGAATGAAATTTGATTTAACATAATGAAAAAAATTGAAAACAAAAAATCAAATATAAACACAATGCATGAAACTAACTCACAAGGCATGCCCATCCACATCTCAACCATTCCGAAGAAATCCACCAAGACAACCAAAAAAAAGGAAGAATCATGCAAGGGCCATGCGAATGGGCCAGATCCCAACGCGCCCCAACCCCCCTCCTCGCCTGAAAGTGATGCAACCGACAATGAAGTGGAGAATGAATTGGTGGGCATCAATGCCAATGCCAATGATGCCACCACAGAAGTCAAACCCTCCCAATCCACTGCTGCGTCATTGACAAAAGCAACCGCCGCAAAAGCAACCGCCGCAAAAGCAACCGCCGCAAAAGCAACCAAATATGATCGCCTGGAAGTGAATCGGTTGTTATCTGACATGTTCCCATCCAAATACATGTCAGAAAAAGTGACCGCGCTTGAAGCGGGCCCTCGCCTTCGCACTCGTAATCGTTCCACTAAACCCGCGACTGAGCCCATAACCCGCGCAAAAGATGATGATCCGATAGCACAAGCAATCATTGCATCTGCGTTTTCAGAAACACCCCAAACAAATCCAGTAACCACAACCACAACCACAACCACGCCGCCCGTTACGCCGCCAAAGACAAGCCAACCCAATGCAAGCCAACCCAATGCACCCAAAAAACGCCCCCTTCAAAAACGGAAAAATGACAAACAAAAACAAAATTTCAACATCATCATACATGTTGAGCCCAAACCATCCGCGGACACCGACATTTCAAAACGGCTTGATTTCGGTTCCAGCAAGACAGTGCAACCGCGTGACATTGTGCAACCGCGTGACGACGATGATGATGACAGTGACGACGACTACGTTCCAGGATGCACCGATGACGAGTGCTCTGATTCTTGCAACAGCAGCAACGGCAGCGATGATGAATATGACGACGAATACGATGATGACGAATACGATGACGATGACAGCTACTATTCCTCTTCGTCTGATGATGACGATGACGATGACTGCGATCCAGCCGAGTTGGAAACCCTTCAGAAAAAATGTACCGATGAAATCAAAATGATGCAGTCATTGCGCACAACGTATGAAGACATGCTGGTCAAAGACAAGACGAACCGCGTTGTGGCAAAACAGTTGCAAACGCTCAAGCAATCCGAGGACAAAATCAGAAAGGAGTTGGACAATCTGACGTACAATCAGAAACGCCGAAATTCCAAGAAGTTCCGCAAATTGCTGCGCAAAAAAAACTCCACGAATGACCTGGAATATTTCAAGAAGCACCTCACAATTCAAGAGCAGCGCGCGCTGATTGAAGAAATGAATGCAGTCGCAAAGGTCACTGCAATTGAAAAGCCGTACAAGTTGACTCTGCTGGAATCCGACATTCCGCGCGACATGAAGGCGGTTGCGATTCGCAAGGTGGGCATGTTGCAATACATGGAACCCGGATGCGGCGAATACTGCAAGTTGAAGAACTGGGTGGAAGCCTTCATGCAAATCCCGTTTGGCAAAAACAAGAATCTGCCGCTCACCATTTCAGACGGTGTGGATCGGTGCCACGAGTTCATGATCAATGCCAAAAATCGTCTGGACACCGCGGTGTACGGTCTGAATGACGCCAAAATGCAGATCATGCAGATGGTCGGGCAGTGGATTGCAAACCCGGCTGCAATCGGCACCGCTGTGGCCATTCACGGACCCCCGGGCACGGGAAAGACGTCGCTCGTAAAGGAAGGCATCAGCAAGATTCTGGGCCGCGATTTTGCATTCATTGCTCTGGGTGGCGCAACCGACAGCAGCTTCCTGGAGGGGCACTCCTACACGTATGAGGGCAGCATGTGGGGCAAAATCGTGGACATTCTGATCCGTTGCAAATCCAGCAATCCCGTCATTTACTTTGACGAGCTGGACAAAATCAGCGAGACATCCAAGGGCGAGGAAATCGTCGGCATCCTGACGCACTTGACCGACACGTCGCAGAATTCGCAGTTCCACGACAAGTACTTTTCCGAAGTGGCATTTGACCTCAGCAAGTGCTTGTTCATCTTCAGCTACAATGACGAGAGCCGCGTGAATCCCGTGCTGCTGGATCGCATGTATAAAATTCGGACGACGGGCTACGGCAACAAGGACAAGACGTACATTGCACAGCACCACTTGATTCCGCACATTTGCACCGAGGTCGCGTTTGAAGAGGGCGACATCATCATTCCCGATTCCGTGATAGAATACATCGTTGAACATTACACGCACAAGGAGGCGGGTGTGCGCAACTTGAAACGCTGCTTGGAAATCATTTACACGAAGCTGAACCTGTATCGCCTCATGCGCCCCGGAACGCAGCTGTTTGATGACAAAGACACGTCGTTGTGCCTGGAGGTTTCATTCCCATACAATGTCACCCGCGAAGTGGTGGACAAACTGATCAAAAAAGGAGATGCCGATCGCGCCAACATCAACATGTATCTTTAGGACTTTATGGGGATGGATGGATGGATGGATTAATATTGGTGTGTCCGATAATAAAAATATATAATTTTTTTACATTTTGAACTGTTGTAAAGTAAAAACAAACAAAATATAAAATTAAATGAACAGAAATGCGTTCACGCGTGTGGTTTGTTGTCTGATTTAGATGGAACCATGTTGAAAAATTCCTTGAAAAATTTTATAAGATTCACTCCTGCAAAATCATTGAGACATTTTGCAGCGTTTTCCTTAAAAATGTCGGATTTTAAAAACTGCGTCACAATTTGCAACACTCGGTCTCTTTGATTTATCACAAGTTCCTTGTAGTCGTCCACGTCCACGTGCGAATAATAAAACACGGAATAATTTGCCAATGCAGACATTATGGTGTAAGTGATATTTTGTTCCATCATTCGGTCCCTTTGAACGGGATTCATGTTCATATGGTAATTCATGTGGGAGTTGGAGTTGGAGTTGGAGTTGGAGTTGGAGTTGGAGTTGTTAAATAAATCATCGTAAAAATATTTCATTTTGGGGTTTTTTCTAAAAATTTTCAACGTGTCGTCAAACAGATTTGACATTATTTTCTCGTAAAAAACGGTATTAGAATTCAATATTTCTTCGCGATTGCGTTGTATCTGAATGAAAATGACATATATGGTAAAAAGCACGTTTGATGCTATGAACAATTTAATGTACGTTCTGTATTTGTCATCTTTGTACAACTTGTAATGATGAAACGACAACAACAATGCGACAAAAAACAAAACATAAAACACGAATATGACAGACATGGGTCAAATGATGTATAGTTATTACAATACATCAATAATAAAACTTTTAACTAAAACAAACCAAACAATCAAAAATACGCATCAACGCATCAACGCATCAACTCATCCCCACGCAAATCAAAATTCAGTGTTGAATGTGCGATTTCCACCGCGCTGGTTCAAATAATCCCACTGTTTTTGGCTGGTGCAAATGCATCCAGTGCTGGAGGAATAGTAACTGGGACAGCACTCGGGTTTTACCTCATTCTCCGCAAAAATGAGGAGTTCGCCGGGTGGAAGCGGAATGGGGCCGCCCTTGTAATACTGGCCCGATTTGACGTTGTTTTGGTTGCCAACGTTTTTCGCATAATTGCGCGCCGCATTCACCCAGCCTCCGTTGGGAAGGCCGGAGTGCATGGTGTAATTTATGGGAGCGCCGTAATCGTCCGAGCCCAACGTGTTTTGGGAAAAAGCCTCCTTAATAATGCTGCCAGCGTTGGACGACATGCCATTCATCGTGAACGAGGTGCAACTGCAAAACACGTGCCCACCCAGAACCATGCCGATTATCACAAACAGCACCAAATGTTCAACGCGAACATTGCATCCCATAATCTTTAATTCCATTTTGTTATGTCGGCTAAGTTTATTAAGTTTGAAATGACGATTATATATAATAAAAATATAAATATTTTTATCGCAAATTGTCAATCATTGCAATTGGCAATCCAATCCAATCCAATCCAATCCAATCCATGCGCTTCAGGTGATTTGCCTAAACAATTCACCACACTGGGCGGGGGGGGGGC